AAAAATGAATTAAACAATAATTCAATTAAAGAACCGCATTATATGATGGTTAAGTATAATGTGTCAACTCATTGGATATCATTTTTGCAAAAAAATAATATTATATATAAAGATGAAAATTATAACTATAAATGGAATGATAAAATACCTATTTCAACAAAGATAGTTGATGAATTTAGAAATAATGTAAAAGAAAAACAAATTAAATATAAAGAAAAATTAAAAACGGAATATATGCAACCTAAATTAGATTTTAATGTTTCAAGTGTTGAAATACCTAAAAATAGAAGGTCATGGGAAAGCAGAGCAACAACTGAAAAATGGTTACATAATCTTTTTTTTATTAAAAATGAATTAGATAATATAGAATATTATAAACTTATAGATTTAAAAAGTTCATTACCTAATTCGAAGTCTTGGCAAGCATTTTTAATTAGAAATAATATAATATATAAGAAAAATACAGGGCGTTATGTTTGGAGTGATAAAATTCCAATTACTTATAAACTAATTGAAGCATATAGAAAAGAGCAGCGAATTAATAATTATAGACAAAAAATAATAAATAAACAATTAGAAACACAACCTAAATTAAAATTTGACATGAGAGATATAGAGATTCCAACAGAAATAAAAGTTCAAGAATCAATAAACAAATTTACTCAACAAAATGAATATGGAGTTATTCGTAAATTATTGAAATTGGTATGGAGATTTTTAAAATGGTTATGGTAAAATTAAAAGTTATGAACCCAGAGATCAACCAAGAAATACAAGACTTAAAAAAAGAACTTAAAGAAATAAAGCAATTAATAAAAGCTTTAACAATAGCAACTGATGAAGGAGTAATATTAAATGCAGATTCTTTAATAATTAAAATGTTAAAAAATAAAATAAAATAAAAATGGAAAGTAAAAACTACGGTAGCCTATCCGCTAACAAATTTAAAAAACAAGATTCACACCCTGACTTTAAAGGTAACATAACAATCAATGGCGTAAAGTTGGAATTAGCTGGTTGGAAGAAACAAGGCGATAACGGAGCTTATATAAGTTTACAAGCACAATTACCAAGAGATAATCAAAACACCGTTAAACAGCCTCAAACGCAGCCTAAAAACGATTTTTCAGACTTTTTAAATGATTTCTAAATGAAAGCGAGTAAGATAATAGCGAATAGTGATGAGATAATTAGGAAAATGATTCGTGATTATCTAACGAAACACGGAATAACATTAAATGCTTTTTGTTTAGATGCTAAGTTACACCAGAGTAATATCCATACTTTTTTAAATGGTAAATCATTAACAAGTAAAACAATTCAGAGAGTAGCAAAGTATCTTAACGAAAAAGGAATGTAAAATATTTTTTAAAATTGTTTGTAATTAAAATAATTATATTAATTTTGAAGAAATAATTAAACAAAGCGTATATGAAAACTATTGATTTTAACAGGAATTGGAAGTTAATTAACTTAGACACAAACAAGGATAAAGGTTATTTTGACCTTGACTGCGGTAAGTTTGGAGTAATGTTTTTTGAATTTGACATTGACTTTAATGTAGATTCAGATTTTGAATTTGAAAGCGTTGATGTTAAGTTAAGCAGTTACGATTGGGATTGTGATGGATTGAAAAGTGGAATGTTAAACAACAGAAACACGAAATTAATTTGTGAAAAGTTAGAAGAAATAATATCAAATGATCCTGAAGCATGGGGATTTGATGCTGAACAGTTAAGATACGAAGCACAATTAGATTTTGAAACAGAAAGAGAAATTGCGTATTTTAATGAAAGGTGTTAACTTTGGTGAATGACAAGGATTTTAGAGATTTTAGTATTACCGTTATTTGCAACCCTGTTCTTTGTGGATAGGGTTGTTTTGCTTTTTATGTGGAATGAAACCGGACATAGGTTTGGTAAGTGGTTGTATAATGAAACGTTGATGTTGAATAGTGTTATTCGTGTTTTTATATTTATGACTGTGTTTAGTTTTGTGTTTTTATTTGCGATAAGTGAATGAAAAATTCTTATACCATTTATATGAGCACCACAATGAGTGGGTTAAGATTGTACGCAACTTTGGGGAGCAGTTTTACGCAGAAGATATAGTCCAGGAAATGTATCTGAAATTAGCAAAACACGAAAACAACGAAAGGTTTTACCGCAATGGAACTATCTATAAAGGCTTTATTTGGATTGTACTTAGGAATATGTTTTACGATTACGAGAAAGCAAAGAATAAGCTGGAGAAAGTAAGTTTAACAGAGGCAATTCAAATAAAAGACGATGGAGAGCCATACGAAAAGACGAACGCACAAACAATCATAGACATTAAAATATCTGAAACAATAAACAACTGGCATTGGTACGATCAAATGTTATTTAAACTTTACAGAGATACCGGATACAGCACAAGACAAATAGAGAAAGAAACAGGTATTAGTTTTAAGAGTGTTTGGGCAACTTTAAAAGAATGTAAAGAGTCTTTAAAGAAAGAAGTAGGTGAAGAATACCAAGATTACTTAAACCAAGATTACGAATTAATAAAATGAAATTAGAACAAAAGACGTTAGATAAAATGATTGATGCTTCAGGTTTAAGTGTTGAACAAATGATTTTATTAGATTGTAAGTTTTGGATTTCTAAAAATTATACAGAGTTTCCAAGTAAGCATCATTTTTTTGATATTATTCAAAGTCCTTTATTGGATGAGGACACAATAATGTTTGGTAGTGAAAAGAGTTTTTTAAATAAATTTTTATAGATTATGCAATTTCAAAACATATTAGAGATTTTAGAAAATGAATTTGAATTAAGAAAAAATCGTGCTAAAGAATTTTGGCATGAGCACTGTAAATTAGAAAAAGAAGTAAAAAAATTAAAAGCTGAAAATGAAGCTTTAAGAAAAGACTTACAAGAATTAAGTCAAGAATATTTTAAAAAATAAATTATGGCAAAAAGAAAAAGACGAACTAAAGCTGAAATATTAGCAGCTGAAAGTCAAGGATTAGGAGATACAGTAGAAAAAGTATTAGAAGTTACAGGAATAGCAAAGGTTGCTAAATGGTTACTTGGTGAGGATTGCGGATGCGATGCACGTAAAGCAAAGTTAAACGAGTTATTTCCTTACAGACAGCCTAAATGCTTAGAACAACCTGAATACGATTGGTTAAAAGAATGGTTTGACAAAAACACGAATGTAGTAAAGCCAAGCGAACAAAAAACAATAATGAATATTCACAGCAGAGTATTTGGAGTAAGAAACGAACCAACAAGTTGTGCTCCTTGTCTTCTACACAGAATAGAACAATTAAAAACTGTATTTAATACTTACGAAGATGCCAATACCTAAGCCAAATAAAAGCGAATCTAAAAAAGATTTTGTACAACGATGTATGGAGGATAATGTAATGGTAAGTGAATACAAAAACACGGACCAAAGATTAGCAGTATGTTCAACAACCTATGAAGAAAACCTATCAAACAAAACAGTTGACAAAACAAATACTAAATAGCGACTACTACATATTATTCTACAATCCTCATAAACATAAAAGGCAGTTGAATACTATAAAGCTATTAATGAAAGCAGCAGAAGCACAATATGCAGTATTTATGGATAATGAGATAGAGGTAATGGAAGTACACCCCGTATCAAAACACGAATTCAAAAATTATAACTATAACCCTAATTAATAATAAAATGGCAAAAGTAGGAAGACCAAGAAACTTAAATAGTCCTGAACAACTATACGAACTATTTATAAGATACAAAGAAGACGTAAAGGCGAACCCAAGAATCAAACACGTATTTGGTGGTAAAGACTTTGAAGAAAGAGCAGAGCCCCTTGAAAGACCTTTAACAATGGAAGGATTCGAAATATTTTGTTGGGATGAAGTAGGATGTGTTGAAGATTATTTTAAGAATACGAATAAAGCTTACGATGAATTTTCACCTATCTGTTCACGCATACGCAAAGAAATACGTGAAGACCAAATCACAGGCGGTATGGTAGGACAGTACAATCCAAGTATTACACAGCGTTTAAACAACCTAAAAGAGCAAGTAGAGCAAGTGGTAACAGAAACCAAAATCATTAATTTAGGAAACGGAATTAATCCAAATGAATGAAGCTTTTAATAAAACAAGAACACGCTACATTTTATCTGAATGACAAAGTAAATACTGAATTGTTATATGGTGGAGCTGCTGGTGGTGGTAAAAGTGCATTTGGATGTTTATGGCTTATTTCAATGTGTCAAAAATACGCTGGTACTCGTTGGTTAATGGGTAGATCTAAACTTAAAAGTTTAAAAGAAACTACATTAAATTCTTTTTTTGAATTAGCTGGTAAATTAGAAATAAACGATCAGTTTGATTATAATGCTCAGTCAAATATTATTTATTGGAAAAACGGATCTGAAATATTATTAAAAGATTTATTTCTTTATCCAAGCGACCCAAATTTTGATAGTTTAGGTTCTTTGGAGTTGACAGGTGCTTTTATAGATGAGTGCAACCAAATAACATATAAAGCATGGCAAATAGTAAAATCTCGTATTAGATATAAATTAAATGATTATGGATTAATACCAAAATTATTGGGTACTTGTAACCCGGCTAAAAATTGGGTTTATAAAGAGTTTTATTCGCCAGATAAAAACGGAACATTAAAAGAATATAGAAAGTTTATTCAAGCTTTACCAAAGGACAATCCACATTTACCTGACAGTTATATTCAATCATTATTGCAATTAGATAAAAACTCACGTGAAAGGCTTTATTACGGAAATTGGGAATATGATGACGATCCAAGTGCTTTAATATCTCAAGATGCTATTATAAACTATTTTAATCCTGTTCATTTAACTAAAGGTTCTCAAAAATACATAACAATAGATGTAGCACGTCAAGGTAAGGATAAAACGGTGTTTCGTATTTGGTATGGTTGGGTATGTGTAGAATCTTATCGAATAGAAAAAAGCGGATTAGATATAGTTGTTAAAAAAGCGTATGAATTTATACAAAAACATTCTATTCCTTTGACAAATGTAATTGCAGATGAAGACGGTGTAGGAGGTGGCGTAGTTGACTTTTTAAAATGCAGAGGTTTTGTAAATAATTCACAACCTTTAAAAGGTGAAAACTATTCTAATCTTAAAAGTCAATGTTCTATTTTAACAGCAAAAAAAATTAGCTTAAATGAAATGGGTGAATTGTGTAATGATAAAACTTTAATTGATATAGTTTCTGAAGAAATGGAGCAGATAAAAATGAAAGATATAGATAAAGACGGTAAACTATCAATAGTGCCAAAAGAATTAATAAAAGAAAATATAGGGCGTTCACCTGATGAATGGGATAGTATTATGATGAGATATTATTTTGAATTACAGCCAAAAGGCATATATCATATACGTTAAATTTACACCAATGACAGATGACCTCCCGATAATGGTACACACAGTTGAGCAATTCATTCAGGATAAGACTGGAAAAAAGGTGAAAATAATATTTAATGATCCTATGAAAATACGAATGCACACAAAAATGCTAACACAAGCATACGATATTGCATTTGCTTACTACAATTCTAAAAATAAAAGTTAAAGAAATATGAAAGCAGAACTAAAAGTTCCTACTAAACTAAGTGAGATTCCATTAACAGCCTATCAGGAGTTTATTAAACTAATTGATAAGTCTAACGATAATGAGTTAATTGCACAAAGAACTATTCAAATATTTTGTGGTTTAGAAATGAAAGATGTTTTGCAGATACGTTGGGATTCTATCTTAGAACTTACCAATCACTTTGCGGAATTATTTAAACAAAAACCTGCTTTTCAAAATAGGTTTAAATTAGGTGAACACGAATTTGGGTTTATTCCAAACTTAGAAGAAATGAGTTTTGGAGAATACATTGATTTGGAGTCTAATATCGGAAGTGTAGAAAACTTTCACAAGGCTATGGCTGTAATGTACAGACCGATTACTCAAAAACGAAAAGACACTTACCAAATACTACCATATACCGGTACTGACGAATTCGCAGAGGCTATGAGATACGCACCTCTTGATGTGGTTATGGGAGCTACGCTTTTTTTTTGGAGTTTAGGAAACGACTTAGTACAAGCTTCTCTTTCATATTTAGAGGAGGAGATGGAGAAGAATCAGAAGTTGAACACGACTATTCAGAAAGGTCTCAATTCTCTAAACAATGGGGATGGTACAATTCAATCTATGCAATCGCTAAAGGCGACCTTACAAAGTTTGATGAGGTTACCCGAATGGGAGTTAGGAAGTGCCTCACGTGGCTCACATACGAAAGACAAAAAAACGAAATTGAACACAGAGAATTTAACCGTAAATTAAATAAACATGGCTAACTATTTTACATTACTAAATACTTTAAGAACTCACTTTGAAAATGATGCATTCATAAACACGGTAACAGAGGGTGATATATTCAAGGTTGATTTAGCTAAACAGACAATATTTCCTTTAACTCACATTATAGTTAACTCAAGTTCTATTGAAAATAATATCATTCGTTTTAACGTAAGTATTTTGTGTATGGATATTGTGGATATTTCTAAAAACACAGCTACGGACCAATTTATAGGAAATGACAATGAACAAGACGTACTGAATACAATGTTTTCTGTTCAGAATAGATTATACGATGTTTTAAGGCGTGGTGATTTATACTCTGATAATTTTGTAACGGAGGGTAACGCAACATTAGAGCCATTTGCAGAAAGGTTTGAAAACTACTTAGCTGGTTGGACAATGACCTTAGATATTTTGATGTCTAACTCAATGACTATTTGCTAATGACAGAAGTATTACAAGCCTTAGAAAAATTTAGAGATGAGGTCGTAAAAGAAGCAAGAAGCCAACTTGCGGCTAAAGGAAAAAACTCGTCAGGTGCTTTATCTAAATCAATTCAAGGTGAAGTAAAACAGATGCCTAATTCAATAGGTATTTATTTTAAAATGTTGCCCTATGGTAATTTTCAGGATAAAGGAGTTAACGGAACACAGATAAATCATGGTGCACCTTATTCATTTAAAAGCAAAGGTGGTGTAAAAGGTTTAAAAGGAATGCCTCCACCAAGCAAGTTAGACAGTTGGATGGTTCGTAAAGGAATAGCACCAAGAAACGCTGGTGGACAATTTACCTCAAGAAAGGGGTTGCAGTTTTTAATTGCACGTGGAATATTTAAAAAAGGAATTAAGCCAAGTTTGTTTTTTACTAAGCCATTTGAGGATGCTTTTAGAAGTTTGCCTGATGACTTAGTAGAAAAATACGGATTAGATATGGAACAAGATTTATTAACGATATTACAAGAGAATTTAAGACGAATGATATGAGTATATTTGCACGAAGCCCCTATATTGTAGAAATTAGTGAAACAGGTCAAGAGGGTTCTAAGGTTCAATTATTTATTTGGAATGGAACGGGCTCTGCTCCAGCTAATCCGCAGTACACTTTAGATAAATTAATTCCAGCCTCAAACAACGTAAAGACGTATTACAATATTTCTCCGTACATTCGAGAGTACATTACTTGGAATACAAGACAAACACCTTATAACACTTTTTCAGCAAGTCAAACAACACAATGGTGTAACGTTAAAATAAAGAAGTTTAAATTAGATGCTGGTACATATACTCAAGTTGGCAGCGATATAAACCTAAAAGCATTTGACGGATTTGGATATTATGAACAAGGTTACAACCCAAGTTTGACTTACGATATTTTACACGATGAGGGTACTTTTACTTACGCCTACGATGCTGCTATAAATTACGGAACTAACTCAAATTACTACGGTGGTTTTATCATGGTTCAAACAGCAACAAGTTATAAAGCAAAATACACCAACTTAATTTCAGGAGCTACATTTACTCAAAGTTTAAACAACGATCAACTTGTAGATGTACTTAGAGTTTATCCAAGTTATGTATCTGCTGGTAACAAACTTGAAATTTTAAATAGTGCAAATGCTGTACTTTGGGCAGCGACATTTAAACCCAACTTAAATTGCCGTTATACGCCTGTTGTGTGCGACTTTGTAAATAAATATGGGTGTTGGCAAAGGGCATGGTTTTATGCTGCTTCTAATGACACGTTAAGCGTTGAAAACACGAATTATAATTTGATGCAATCAACCTTTGCGAACTACAATACTTTGGAAGGTCAAACAAAGAGCTTTAACACAAACGGTAAAAAATCACTTAAGATAAATACAGATTGGGTAGATGAGAGTTACAACGATTTACTTAAACAACTCATGTTAAGTGAAAGAATAGTTATAAATAATTATCCAGCAAGTTTAAAAACACAAAGCACAGAATTATTCAAGAATATAAACCAAAAGACGATTAACTACACTTTAGAGTTCGAATTTAATTACAACGCAATCAACAACGTAATATGAAGCGTACAGTCCAAGTTTATATCGAGGGTGAACAAGTTGAATTATTCAATGATGAGCAAATTAGTGTCAACTCAAGTGTTCAAAATATTTCAGATATTTCAAAAGTATTCACTGACTTTTCGCAGAGTTTTACTGTTCCAGCTTCAACGCATAATAATGCGATATTTAACCACTTCTATCAGTCGGACGTAGAACAGACCATTGACTCTAACAAAAGACGAACAGCATGGATAGAAATCGATTTAACGCCATTCAGACGAGGTAAAATTCAGTTAGAAAAAGCCAACGTAAAAAACGGACAAGTAGAAAGTTACACAATTACATTTTACGGAGATATCCTTGCGTTGAAAGATAAGTTTGGTGAGGATAAATTATTCAACTTAAATTTAAGTAATTTAGAATTTGAGTTTAATTCTACGGAGGTGTACGATAGAATCACGGACGTAGCTACGGATTATGATGTTAGATACCCTTTAATTGCTAACACGAGATATTGGACTTACAACGATTCAGGAACACAAGACATTACTCAAAATGCTCATGCCATTCAATACGATGAGTTGTTTCCTGCTGTAAAGATTAGTAAAATATTTGAAGCTATTGAAACAGATTACGGTGTTACATTTCAAGGTACATTTCTAAGTGATCCAAGATTTACACAATGTTTCTTGTGGGGTAAAAATACAACTGAATATACTTGGGTAAGTGAACAGTCAAATATTGATATTGACCAAATTGTAGCAACGGTTGTTGATCCAAGCTTACCGAATCCAGCTAACTATGTAAATATTTACACAAGCGAAATAAACGTACAATATTTAATAGGTGTTCAAAGCCACATAGTTACGTTTGACATACTTAATTTAAGTGCTGTTGGTACTTGGTATATAGACGTATATCAAGACGGTAATTTATTTCAAACTGTTCAAGGGGATTCAACAGGAACATACGGAAATATTAGCATTCAAAATACAGCTGGTTTAAACACCGTTTTAACATTTAGACTTCGAGCAACTGCTGCTATGGATGTGGAT